CTTCTGGTGTAGTAATAAAGATTACTTTACCTTTTCTACCAGCTACAGTTGGAGAAAGATACATATCCCATATCTTCTTGTTCATCTTGGCAACCTCATCAATTACGAGTAGGTCAAGTCCTTCTCCCACCAATGAATCCGCATTGTCTGCTGACATTCCTTCAACAGTAGTTCCCCACTTAAAACGAATGTACATATCTTTTTCAGATGCTTTATCAACATCTTCTCCATGTCCTATAACCATTCTTTGCCAAATCTCACGAAATATAAGTCTAGCTTTTTTATAAGACATTCCAACAACCCATATTCTTTTATTAGGTTGTGATGCTACATAAGTAGCTTCCATTGCACTAGCCCAAGTCTTGCCAAATCGTCTTCCACATACAATTACATGGAATCTGGCATCCTTCTTTTCAGGATAATGTAATGCTAATTGTCCATCATGTGGTTTATAATTAAGATATTCAAACCACTTTTTCTTAAATCCGTAATTTTTTTCTTGCATTAGAATAGTGTTTTAAGTTAGTTTATCATGTATATCTTATGCAAGGAAATTTTGCATAAATTAACCACTCACTTAAGAGGTAAAAATGTCAGAAGAAAAAGTCATCGAGCCAGATGTAAAACAGGAAGTCGACACTAAAGTCGAAAACAATGTACAAGATAACATTCCTCGTTCAAGATTAAATGAGGTTATTTCTCAGAAAAAAGAACTTGAACAGCAAATAACTGAGATGAAATCAGTTATTGAGGAAAGAGAAAGGGCAGACCTTGAAGAGCAAGGTAAGTTATCTGAATTAAATTCAGTTCTTTCTAAAGAAAATGAAGAGCTTAAAGTTGTTAGAGAACAATTTGAAAAGCAAGATGCTAAACTTAGAAATGATGCTTTATCAAGACTGCCAGAAGATAAACGAGAAAAATTCTCCAAATTGCCAACAGATTCTCTTGTAGATGTTGTTGAGGAATTATCGTCAGTTAAAAACAATCCCAAAGATACTGTTGGAGTTGTTTCTAGAAAAGACATTGATTTCAAAAAACTATCAAAAGAGGAAAGGCGAGATAATTGGAGTTCTATTCTCAGTAATTTTAAACGATAATTTGAGGAGAAAATCTAATGGCTTTTTCAGACCCATTTGATGTAAATGTTCACTCAGGTGGTACTGGTGCAGTAACTCCAAATATTGCTGACCAGTTTATCCCTGAGGTTTGGGGACAGGCTATACTCGAAGCCTTTCAACAAAAAATAATGATGAAAAATGTCGGAATTGACTTGTCACCTGAAGTGGCAAATCAAGGAGACAAGATTCATTTACCACACATTGGTGTACCAGCACTAAGTGCTTTTACACAAGGTAGTGAAATATCTGCTGATGTAACAAGTGGTGGAAGTATGACAAGTGATGAAACTGCTTTAACTATTTCTGAGTATAATGTAGCTTCTGCTTATGTACCAGATATTGTTAAAGTTCAGTCTAACTATGACTTGATGGAAATTTATGCAAAACAGTTAGCATATGCTTGTGCTAGAGGTTTTGATAACTTCCTACATTATCAGGTAGCTAACAACCTGCAAGGTTTGCTTTCTAGTGCTACTGGTGCAATAGGTGCAGATGCTAATAAATCTATGCATGTTGAAACTACTGGTTCAGTTCTTTCGCAGGCTAATTTAACTGATTTAATGGCATTAATCCTTGGTGAGACTGGTGATACAGAAGGTTGGAATTTAGTTTTATCTCCAGATATGTATGCAAGTTTAAACTCACTTACTAGCTATTCTCAAGGTACTCAAGCAACTTTAGGTGCTGAGTTCGGAAAAACTGGTAATGCTGGTGCTATTCTTGGTATGCCTGTTTGGATTGCTCAGTCTCCTTACATGGGTTCTGCTTCTGGTGGTGCTGATGTAAGTGCTGATGCTACTAAAGGTATCAAAGCAGTATCTGACCTTGAAACATCAGGTACTGACGATAATGATATCGTTTACGGATATGCAATTCATGAATCTGCTTTGTACTTTGCTTTCTCTAAGGAAGCTAAGATGCAGGCTTCTTACAGACACTCTTATCTATCTACACTCGTAACTTGCGAGTCTGTATATGGTGGTGCTATAAGAAATGCTGATGCAGATGGCGAAAGAAGAATATTCGCTTTAGTTGATTACGAATAAATTACTTAACAGTAATTAAATCTTGGGGGGAGTTGATTCTCCCCCTAAGAATAACCAAGATACCCATGAGATAGCCAAGCTCGGTAAGGTATCATAACACAGGGGAAAAAAGATGGCAGACTTACGCAAATACTCAGTAAATGAATCAAACAACATCGGATTAGGACAAGCTGGTTGTCTATTTGAAGATGGAACAGATGCTATATCAGGAAAAAAGATAGTAGCTATACAATTCATTTCTGATTCAACTTTTACAACACTAACACCTGAAAATTCTTCATATGTAGGAACATCAGGTGGAAACGGAGATGCAATAGACTCCTCCAACACATTTCCTGCTGGAGTAGTTATTTTTGGTAGATGGACTGCTTTTACATTAGCTAGTGGTTCAGTTATAGCTTACTTAGGATAAGCCCATGTTAGGCTTAGGCAACATCCTTACAAAAGGTGGGGCTGTACTCGCATTCCCCAACAAATATTCCTTTAATTTCGATGGTTCTAATGATTATTTAAAATGCGATATTGGTAGTGATACCAACGCTACATATACTATTTCTTGTTGGATTAATCCTGATTCATTATCAGATTATATAAGACTTGTACAAGTTGATAATACCAATCAAAGATTTTTAGGACTACATGGAAATGGTAAGGTTATAAGTAGTTATTTTAGTGGTAGTTGGAGCGTAGAATATACAAGTACAACATTATCTACAGGAAATTGGTATCATTTAGCTTTAGTTGATGATGATAGTGAAACAAAAATATATATTAATGGAGTTGCAACAACATTATCAAATTCTATTCAAGTTAGTGGTTCTAATATATATATAGGCTCTCATAATGGAACTGCTAATTTTTTTGATGGCAAAATTGATGAGGTCTCATTTTTCAATACTGCATTAAGTGCAGATGATATTTCTAAGATTTGTTCTAAGCCTGTAGACCTTTCTAAATCATCAACTTACGCTACAGATA